CTTCTTAAAAAGCTTGTATTCGTTTCACTCATAGCAGCTTTTTACTTCTTAAAAAGCTTGTATTCGTTTCACTCATAGCAGCTTTTTACTTCTTAAAAAGCTTAAATGTGCCTTTCTTCGCAACATAACCAGCTTTTCTTAAGTTCTTTAACGCTTTCTTACCCAACGCATGTTTCGCGCGGCTTACAATACGCCCTCTCTTAGTCTTCATTAAATCCTTCTTTTTTAATCCACCGGAAGTATGTTTAGCGGTGCCGTGATATACTTGCGCTTTGGTGCCGACCGCTGGTATCTTAGCACCTCCCATCATTGTAGAATTATTCTTACGAGTTCTTCTCTTACCACCGTCCATATTATACTCACTATTTAGATTATAATTATTGCTATTGTCATTATTGTCATTATTGTTATCATTATTATCATTATTATCATTATTATCATTATTATCATTATTATAATTACGATAACGACGCATTCTTATACTTAATACATAGATTTTCTAGGAATCAAACCGTTATCAATATCAGTAATATATTTAACCATTATTTCAACACTATAGATACCAGCAAAATGAACTAAGAAATCACCGGGTTCCCATAAAGGCTCATCAGGTAGTCCTTGTATATACGCATTAAATGTTCGAGGTGATTTTACTATTTCTGTCATGGCTAAATCACTCTCGTTCTCTTCTAAAAGTTTAATTACCGCAGCGTTCTCCCACCATATGTGATATATCAGATCGGTTTGTTCATAAACTCTTGACCAGAAGTCTCTTGACCATTTAGTATTACGAATTAGTATATTACCGTCATTAATATGGCCGCAAGAATCTATTGTCATAAGTAAATCTTTTTCCTCAGGTAAGAGAGGTTTAATATGATCTTCAATCCGTAGATTTATATTAGTTATATAGACATCAGCATCGCTCATAAAAATAAGTTCTCCTTCTTCTGATTTACTTAGCACATCTAATAAGAAAGGCACCTTTGACCATGCGATAGGTCGTTCTCTATCCCAGAACTTCTCATCTCCTTGAATATACATATAACCATTTTTTTCAGCGTATAATCGTTTAGAATCTAATGCTTTTACTAAACCGTTCCTATAATCATCGCCAATAACTAAAGAACATATTTTTACCATTTAATAACTTATATTAATAAATGTTTATATGATAAATTATAAAAAATTGCCATCACCTATTTTTTATGATAAATCATAAAAAATTGCCATCCCCTATTTTTTATGATAAATCATAAAAAATTGAAACAAATTTTTTACCAAAAATTATTTAGAGTAATGTCTAAATATATAAAAAATAAGAATGGTGAATACATCTGCCCTAGTCCAAACTGTAAATTCATTGTAAAAGACAAGAAGAATATTTCAACAATGTTTTATCATATGGAAAAACATAAAGGCAAACTCCCATACGAGTGTAACGTATGTTCTAAAGATTTTATGCAAAAAAAATCTTTGGAAATTCATAAACTTACACATACAGAACATAAAGATTTATATAAGTGCCCATTTAATGATTGTTCTTATGAAACAATTCAGAAAGGAAATCGTATTACACACTGTATGAGAAAACATTTTACCGATGAAATAAAAGAAATACAAGATGATCTATCATGTAAAATATGTGAAAAAGATTTTACATCACATTCATCATTCTACTACCACTCCATAAACTGTATTGAAGTAAATGATAATGATAAGAATAAGATGTTAGAGTTGCTTTTATAATTATTTAGAATACATCTTTTCACGAGATAAAGCAATTTCTTTAATACATTCTAAAAAGCGTTCTACACCTACTTCATCAACCATTGCTTGAAGATCATTTCTAGCGTGATGTGGTTGACCAGCAGTTTTATATCTTACTACTAATTCTTTTTTATACATAATATATAGGTATGTTTGATCATATGGATCTTTTGGAAATGTAATTTCTGGATCTGGAATTATAGTTTCTTTTGATTTTATTTCAGTTATTGGTGGTGTTAAATTAATAAGAGGAATATTTACAATTTCATTAATAATAGGTGTAGTTATATCACTAATTTTTTCATCAACAACTGGCTCAACAACTGGCTCAACATCTGGCTCAACAACTGGCTCAACAACTGGCTCAACAACTGGCTCAACAACTGGCTCAAGAACTGGCTCAACAACTGGCTCAAGAACTGGCTCAACAACTGGCTCAACAACTGGCTCAACAACTGGCTCAACAACTGGCTGAACAACTGGCTCAACAACTGGCTCAACAACTGGCTCAACAACTGGCTGAACAACTTCTTCTACCGGCCACCAATTTGGGATAAAAGTAGGTATTACTTCAACAACTGGCTCAATAACCGACTTAAAATAATCCCAAATTTCTTTACTTTTTTTGTCTTTAAATATTTTAATAAGACGAGTTAAATTAACTGGCAGGCCATCGCTATTAAATTGGTTCTTATTTTCTTGAATTCCCATTGTTTTATCTTGATGATTATCATGTTTAGATGTTGGATTAAACTCTACATCACATTGAGTAAGTTCAATCTTAAGATAAGATTCGCCATTAGCACGAGAACTACCAATATTTGTTTCTGATTTAATTAAACCAATTAACTGATTATTACGAACTAATTTATCATATGATAGAAATTCATGTTTTTCACCAATATGTTCTCTATTGTAAGTATTATAATACTTATCTTTATCTGCTGTAGGCAAAGAAGGATTATCAATATTAAATATTTTTAAATCAACCATTAACCCAATTTTTAAGGTATAGTCACCGATTCTAATATAGCCTTTAAGACTTTTATTAGATTCTTCCATCTTTGTTAAATAACCTTTTCCATGAGGATTAATTTCATAAGATTTATTTTGATCCGTATAAATAAACCTATCTTTTTTATCCTTTTGTGAATACCAATGTTCAATAGTTATAATAGAATAACCTTTATAATAATCTGCTTGAGAACCACTAAAGTAATTATACATTACTAATGATTTACAATCATCTTCATAATGTTTCATAGAAATTGAAACATTATCCCTTCCAAATACAACATCAATTCTATCAAGTGGATTTGATAAATTACTTTCATCAATAGATTGAAAGTTGTTATTAATAACATCATTCAATTTATCATTATAAATAAATTTTATAGTTGTTCCAATTGCTTCTCCTGAAATAAGCATATCATTATTTTCTCTTTCGCTAATAAAAGCTTTCTTTTCATCAGGTTTCATTGCACGAATATTAATCATATTAGTATATTTACCCATACTATGAATCTTATCCCAAGGAACAATTATACAAATATAATCATTACTATTAATTTTACGAGTATAAATAATTACTTCTGTCTTATCACTCAAAATAGATAAAGAAGGTTTTGCGCCGATACCAGAAACACCACGACTTGAATCAGAAGAATGATTTTCACGATTTAAAGAAAACATATTTTCTGCTGATTCATAATCCATTCCATATCCATTTTCAATGAATTTAATAAATTTACGACTAATATCGAATAATATTTTTTTATTAGAAGCATTATGTTTATCCATAGCATCCATTATGTTTGCTACAAGTTCTAAAATACATTTGGCAGGTGTGTAGCCTCTCCTTTCTAAATTATTAATATATCCACGTTCATTGATATCACCTATAGTTCTTAACGTTGAATTAGAAGACATTTTTTAACTAAAAATAAATTATTAAAAACTTATTTCAATTTTTTATTTATTTATCCGCAGAATCATCGTGAGTCTGAAGTGTTCGTATTATGTTAAACATATGATAACCGAGAGCAGCAAAGGTAACTAATCCTAACATCTCATAAGCGGCTCTGGGGGTCTTTTTTGAATTATAACCTATATATATCATTAAAGGAGCAATTATTAAGACGTGTATTAGATTTACCCAAAGTGATGAAGATTTACTAATAAACTTAAAAACGGCTTTATAAGAATGATATACTAAAACAAATAAACCTAAGAAGAATAGTAGAGTATAGAGCCATTCTGGTGTTGCCGCTCTTTGAATAAATATGTAACCAAATAGAGGTGCCACAAATAAGATATGGAACAGTGCGATAATAAAGTGAACGTCAACCATCTAAACATAGAGTTGAAAAAAGAGTTCACACTGTTCTAAAGAACCTTCTATCCACGCTTGTTTTAAAGAAAAAGATTCTCCTACAATAAATACATCATCATCAAACGGTTTTATAGACTTCAATGATTCTTTTTTGACATCATAATCTCCTGGAGTCCAATAAGATGCGCCGTATTTCCAGAAATGACTTTTAAAGAACGTATAGTTTGGTATATTCTTGGTGGGGAAGAGTTCTTTTAACTCTTTCTGAATTGTTGATCCTAAAGCACCCTCTCCTTCATTTTTTAAAATCTTATTGTAGTATTTTGTATCAGAAGAATCGGTATATGATACCATAGCAAGTTTATCACTTATTGGTATAAAGTATCTTATATGAGTATCTGTTACAACTCTTCCTAAGTCAGAAAACCATGCGGAAGGATATTTAGCATATATTCGTAAGAGAGGTTCCATTTTAACATGTTTCAAAATAGTCATATTCTTGAAGTAAGGGATACTCTTTAGTGCTTCAGAAGGGAGAGCAAATATAACTTTTTTAGAACTTATATTTATTACTTTCTCACTGCTTAAGAACTCTGTTCGAAACTCATCATCTTCTTTCTTAACATTAACACACTTATAGTGATTTGCGACTTTGCCTCCTCTTTTAATAAAATCATCTTTCATTGCTTTAATTAGAGCAGATAGACCTTCTTTAACAACATAGTAACCTTCGTGAGAACCCATTTCTTTACGAAAAACTTCTAAACCAAGATCCGCTCGTAATACATCAACTTCTGCTCTGTAAGGGAAACGATTTAAGTATGCTTCTGTTTTGCTATCCCCCCAAATATCTTCTAGTAATTTTCTTATCGTATTATTCTCTAAAACTTTTTTTGGTAAGAGATGTAACGGTTCTAAAAAAATATCTAACGTTGGTTCAAAGAGATTTTCTGAAATCGGTGTTTCACCATTCTCTTTATAGTGTAAATCTGGACTAATAGGAATTAATGTTAACTTATACTTTTTTATAAGATTTATTAGTATGGTATGAAACTTAGATATACGAGCAGCACCTTCCTCATACTGAATAGAACCTTTGTGAAAGGTTGATATTCTCCCACCTAAATTAGAATACTTCTCACAAAGAAGAACCGAGTGTTTATCTATTAGTTTTTCAGCACAGTATAAGCCGGCAATGCCGCCTCCTACTATACAGTAATCGTATAACATACTATTTATCCTAAATACTTATCTGATTTATTTGTTGAACGATTTCATTAGTATTGGATGATGAGAATACTTTAATAATCTTTTTCTTATAAATAACCATAAAAGTCGGAATTTTTCTAATACCACAGTATCCAGCCGTATAATCGTTCTGATCAATATCACATATGAGAAGATTGAGAGAATTTAATGATCGTTCTAACATCTCTTTATCAATCTTTTGACAAGGTTTACACCAAGAAGCAGTAAAGTATATAACGGTTAAATCTGGAACTATATCTGATGATTCTTCTTTACCAATTAAAATTTCAAACTCGCTCTGATTAATTAGATACTTCATCCTTTTTCTTTTTAACCAACTTCTTTTTTCTTAAAGTATAAGTTATAAATCCAGCGATAGGAAGTAGTAGTATAAGTGTAGTTAAGTAGATATGACTATATGATTCTTTAACACCTCCTTCTTGTAAAATAGAAGCAGCGGCTAATCGTAAATCATTAAAGTTTGGTTTATTATATCCTCCACCAAACATAGTTGGCGTAGGTGTCGATAAAATAGTAGATAAAGCAGCTTGATTATTATTATTAAATACAGGAACAGGAGGAGCTGTTTGAGCATAGAATTCTTCTAAAGCACCAGTTGAAGTTTTATATGTAGGCATAGTAAATAAGTTCATAGTAGGAGATATAAAGTTCAAAGCGGTAAATATAGTAAGACCAATAAAAATAAACATAAATAAACTACTAATAAAACGTATAGCAATTGATAAGGTATCAGATTTTTTTGTTATAAAATACATTGATATGTAGTATGCTAGACCAAAGACAAGTGTTAAAAGCAAGTATAACCAAGATCTAGAACTCTTTGAAAGTTCTTTTGTAGGTGTATCATCAATTCTACCAACACCTATTTTACCTATTTCTAAGAAAGGGATATTTAATCCTTTATCACGTAAATTTACTGTATTATATACTTGAACAATATCATAAGCATACCATGAACCAAGAGTAATTACGTTTATAAGAAGTTTTGCAAAACCAGTAAATGTTGATCCAATTGCCATATGATCAATACCTAATAATCCTGTAATAGGGAAAGTTGATAGTAGTCTAAATAGCCATAAAGGAAATGGTGGTAACTTATTAACAATAGTTTTAACTGGATTTGCTATCATTGGATCCATAATAGCCCTACTATATTGTGAATAATAAACCACCGAATCCGTTCACAATTCGCAATACATTATGATTTGTAGCATATACACGAGTATACATGTTCCCTTTTGGTGGTGCCGTGGTTCCATCAGGCACCACATTCATCTGTAAAACAAAACTATCAATGCGACTCGCGTTAATAGAACCAGATGGCTGTAACTCTTCAGGTCGTAGAGCAAAACAGTAGTTATATATAAATGCGTTGTTCGGCACCACGCTATGATGTTGAAAAGGTTGAACTAAACGGAAGTATCCAGCATCACGACGATCAAATCTATCATATCCATCTAACTGTAAATTAGCATCGGCCATCAAATCTCTTCTTAGACCAGTTTCGGTTAAACTCAAGTTACTATAATTAAAATATTCGTGATTTGTTAACATTTTAGATCTTTGAAAAACCCATAAGAGTTCTCTTATTGGATGATTAAATTCAAGAGGAACCGTAGCAGTTAGTGAACCAATTGGGATAGAGATAGATGGAGTATACTGAACTTGTTCAATTAAGTATTCGTGTGTATTACTTACAAATCTTCTACGTTCTTCAACATCTAAGTATACGTAATCACCAAACATTCTTAAATCAGTTATCTTTGCTGGATTTACTGCTAATGTATTACAGATAGCACTATTTGCCAAATCAGGACTGTAGAATAAGTCTTGTAAAGGGCGTAATTTAAGATTTATACGAATAGGATGATACTGTAAAGCCAGAAGAGGTAGAGCAAGACCAGGATTCTTACAGAACCAGAACCGTAAAGGGATGTAGAGTTTTAATGGGCCAAAATTCTGCGGTGTTGTATATCCATCATATGTGCCAATCATATCATTAAATCCATCTCTTACTGAAGCACTTGTGGTCATTTTAGACCAGATTTCCATCCACTCACCCGTCTGCGTGTCAATTTCTTGTTCTCCAATTTCCAGAGTTACTGATTCAATTAGAGCATGACCTGTAGAGTTTGTGTATGATACTGGTGTTCCATCAGTAAGCGTAAGAGCTGGAAGAGTAACTTCTAAAACTAACGGTCCTAACAAGTCGCCTCTTCGCGGCACCAAACACGATAAACGCTTTCCAAAGTCTGGATCACCGTCAAAAAACATTGCTTGTGACTCTATAGCAAAATTCGTATAACGACGATAGACCATTTTAAACCAAGTAATTTGAGGATTTCCGGTTAAAAAAACATCTTGTTTTCCAACTGCGACTAACTGTAATAATCCCCCATTTCCAACCATGTTCGCTACTTACTATGAGCAATGATTCTTTTCATATTCTAGAGCGCAATGGATACCACCATTTTTAGAAGTTTATTAGCAATTGATCCTAACACAAACTTTCCTATATCAACAAATTTTGTTCTAAGCACCGATGGTATTGGAAATATAAGTTGGCAGAATAGTATCTACAACTTATCGTCTTTATCACGTAATATTGGAATTTTACCTTCTACAATTGTTAGCTTATCAACACAAATTTATAGTTTACAGCAAATCTCACCGGGATCTGTGCCTACTTCTCAGTTCACTTCTACTGTTACGGGTTTAGGTTCTGCTAACTATATATCGAGTTCACAACTTATATCTACAGTAAGAGGTTTAGGTAGTATAGGATATGTATCAACAATAGATAATCTAGGCACCGTTGGTTATATTTCAACATCACAACTTAATTCAACCGTAACTGGTTTAGGCACACTAGGTTACATATCGGGTGGCTTAACCAGTTCTGTAATCGGTTTAGGAACTCTAGGTTACGTATCAAGTTTACAACTAAGATCAACAGTAACTGGTTTAGGCACAGCAGGATATGTAAGTTCTGCTTCTCTATACAGCACAGTAAGAGGATTAGGTAGTGCAGGATACATATCAAGTTCACAACTTACTTCCACTATTAGAGGATTAGGCTCTATTGGATACGTAAGTTTAGCGACTCTAAGCACCACAGTTGGTCAACGATTAAACGTATTTTTTAATACTGCGAATACACTTTCTATAAATGGTAATAATAATGTTGTATCGATAAGTTCAATGAATTCACCATTTTTTTTTAGCACAATCTTTAATTCATCAATAACCTATAAAGGAAATAACGGTTCAATCAATGCTACTGTATCTAATAATGATTTTTATATTTCTACACTTAATACACAGCTAGATAGTTTCTCATCATTTATTAATAGTAGAACTAAGCTAACTCTTGATATATACCCAAATATCTTATTTCCAAATATAAATACAAATGGTGTATCTAGAACATTTACTGTATCATCATTTCTGCAGTATGGTACAACTCCTATTTATAGTTCAATTCATCAAACGTGGTTATACGGGATAAATAATAGTGCATCAAATATGTTTGCTCCTTCTATGCGTTTAAATATTTCTGGTAATCTAATTCATTCAAACTATCTTAATCCATATGTTCTTGTTCATAGAATTATTAATGCCAGTGATACTACACCTAACTCATTTAGTAATTCAAATGTAAATCTATTCTTTGATTCTACCACATCGTATTATTTAACTATTCAAAATCTTACAAACTAAGTAGATTAAAATGGCTAGTGCTACTTCAAAAAAAACTTTAGAACTAGATCTACTTTCACTAAGAGCACTAAATTTTAAGAATAGTTCTAATCAAAATATTCCTTCATCATTTGTTCTATACGCAAAAGGGAACGGACAGACGGATTTTACATCTATTAGTTCTATTGCGGGAAACTCATTTGATAAGATTTCGGTGCCCGGTCAACAAACAGTATCATCAAGTGTTGTAAACACAACTTTAACACTATCATCTCTTTATAAAGATTTAACACTCTCTACATCAACATCAAATGTTATATTTATGAATATAGCAACCTATCCTTCATTTACATCTACACTACTCTATTCTGGTCTTTCAGGTTTAAAAAATATGTCTACAACTGATACTGCGGTAACACTTTTAAATAGTGGAACAACTGTTTTTAGTTCTGTTCAACTAAACTTATCAAATTTTATACCTTACATAAATCCAAACGGTTCAACAAGAGCTTTTATAGATTATACACCAACCTACCAGTTTCCAACGGTTGCTACACCATCAAGTATATCTAGTTTTTCTCTATTCCCTAATTCAAGTGAGTTATTAGTAAGAACGTATATGAGATTTTCAACCAATATTCAATACTATGATAACTCAAACAGAATTCAATCAATGGCTACTATAGTTCCAGAGCAGTATTTGCCTATAAATAGTTTATATCCTTACAGCGTTTCAACAAATACTCGCTTAACATCTAATACATTTAACCAACCGGTGAAATTAGAACTAGATACGCCAACTCTTTTAACACTATCTAACAAGAGTATCTTTTTAGATCACTATCTTATTGATGCGATGGCATACAAAGTAGCAGGTCCTGTTCTTGGTTCTAACGTTAGTAATAGATCTGGTTTTGAAACAACAAGTGTTAATATGCTTGGAACAAATCCGCTATACTTAACAATCTCTAACACGCCTTTATAAACTTATTCAGTTCTTTTCCAAAAATAGTTCTACTATATTTGAAAAAAAACGAGTGCTAACCGTAGAGGGTTAGATCATATTTTTTATTGCTGTATGTTTCACTCTAGAAACCTCTTTTAAATTCTCAATAGTTGTCTTAACAGGCTTCCGATAATTATATCTTAAAAAAATTATTTTTTTTTGCTGTATGAAGCCTTACTCCTCCCCATATACTAGTATAAAATCTTCTTTAAATGGTTACGAATAAGATTATATATCGGATCATCTAAGATGTATCTTAAAGCACTAATTGGTGAATTAATCACAATACCTTTTTCTACAATAACTTTAAACATTGATGGAGACCAACCAGATAGCATAACTACTCCTTCGCTATCTTCTTTTGCGTGAAAATCGTTACACAAAGATGATAAGTTCCAAATTACAATACGAGGCACCTTATACCCTTTCCCAATACCCCACATAGTTTCTCCAATAGTTTTAAAGTTTTCACGAATCATCTCAATATGTGTTTGCCACTCAGATGTTTTTACATTATACTTATATGAGTTATTAGTATGCTTACTAATCTCATGAGAACCACATGCTCTATCAAATGCCATATCCGTTAACACAATAATATTTTCAGGTTCTTCACCAACAGGCACACGATTTTTTACAAGAACTTCTAAAACAAGATCCATTGCTTTCTGAAAGTCGGTGCTAACTCCCTGTCCATACTGACTATGTTCATTTAACCACTGAACTTTCTGAAAAATATTAGTATAATTTGGTATCTTAACAAGCATTGGTGTTGAATCAAATGTTATAATACCATTCTTAAATGAATCAGTAGTAAGTTCAGAAATAAGAAGTCCTAGTGCTCTTGATACTTGTATAGGAAGACCAGTCATTGAACCACTGAAGTCGCACATCGCAATAGATCTACCTAGACCACCTTGCTGTTTGGCTTTTCTTACAAATCCATCCCAAACACCCATCAACATATTACGTTCATCTTGTTCAGAAGATGATAAACATTTCTCAATTTCACTAATAATCTCGTGAGGATACAAAGTATCAAAAGATTTTTTACTGGTAGCAAAATATTCTTGAAACCTCTCGCGGCACTTATTACGAATAGGATCTTCTGGTTTACGTAGATTAGAATTCTGTAGGCTTAAATTCAAAAATGCTTTTCTATTATTTTTTAAACAACGTCCAGGCACCGATGATGGAATAATCTTATCCCAACTATTATTACACATTGAAATCTCTGTTGTTTTAAGATACTTATTTAGAGTAGAAATACGTTTTCTGCTCTCAGCATATCGCTCTTGAATAAGATTTTTAGAACTCAAATTATAAGCAAAGAATTTACCATGCCTATTACGTTCACGAGGAATCCACTTTGCGAGCAGTGAGATCTCTTTACGTTTACTCATACTATCTTCATCAATATCAATCTGTTTCTTAACCAGTGATAGAATAGAAAACATTAACTTAGGTTCATAATCGAGTAGTTCAAATATATCACGCCACGATCCATAGTGAGGTATTAGTTCAAGTAAAGATACTGATAGTTCTCGCATCTCTTTGTAAAGAGTTAAAAACATTTTATAAAATAAGTCACGTTCTCCTTTACCTCCGCGAATATTTCGTGTCATAAAAGCGATAAGAATAGCATCTTCTATATATTTATCTTTTAAAACTTTTTTGAACTGCTCTTCAATTGTGAAAGAATCACAACCTCTAACAAGAAGATTTGAGAGAACTATTCTAGAATCACTTATTTCATAAGTATCTGACCCCTTTACGCCTGACATCCCTACACTATATAGTAGTATAAATCTTTATACTGATAATTTAAATCCTTCACGTTGTCCCAATTCTATAGCAAAAGCTTGTAATACACCTTTTATAATTGCGGTAGGTCTATAAGGCCAGGGAGACATATAAACTGCGTTAGGTTCTTTATGTTCTCTTATGTAAGCAATAGTAGATTTATTATTAAATAGTGATAAGAATAGTGTTTGACCTATCTCATTTTCTGCAACATTCATCTTTAATTCTAACTCTTTTCTACCTCTTTTTGTAACTTCATTACAGATAGCACTATACCATTCTTGACACTCATTTCGTTTCCACAATGATGCTTGAAAACAGAAACGATAAGTATCTTTATCACTAATATGCTTCCACTTAGATCTATAATTTATGTTATCTTTATGAGGTCCAGGGCACGGCATATAACGAACACAGAAGATCTTCTCTTCTTGATCAAGAATTTCTATAGATTCTTCTATAGAATTAGTATCAACATAACGTTCTAACAAGAAATCTTCTTGCATCGGCATAACATACTTGATATTTTCTGGTAAAAGTTCTAAGGCGCGTTTTCTAGATGTTAAAAAAGATGAGTTCTCTTTTTCTAAGATTAGAATGTTTATACCATACTTCTCTTTCAACATTATACTTACTTCATGCTCTGGTTCTTCGGTAGCAAAGTATATAGGCCACTTACAAGAAGAAGCATAACGACGTAAGAGACCTAGATGTAGATCTAAGATATAGTAGTAGTTTGGATAACTATTTATTAAGTATGCTATATCACTTCTTTCCATCTTCTTCTTTAACTATTTTATCATTTAAATCGTAGTGATCGACATAAGGTGAATATGGGGGTGTTAAAGATTCATCTTCTTTATTAGAGATAATATCATTTAGTGATATTTTTTGTTCATTTAGTGATATTTTTTGTTCATTTAGTGATATTTTTGATTCAGTAATATCATTTAGTGATATTTTTGATTCAGTAATATCATTTAGTGATATTTTTGATTCAGTAATCTTCTTAACCTTTTTTTGAAATAAGAATGGGAACTCTTTCTTCTGAGTCTTATCAAAAGGTGAGAAACGCTTTTCTAACTCTGCCGCATCAAATCTACGAAAATTTAACTGTTTAATATTCTTCTCTAGTTCTTCAACCTCACTATCATCTAGTATTTCACACTTAGATTCCATTCTACTAGTAGAGACTAGAATATCTTATTTAGATAGCTAGTAAAATTTTGAAAAAAGTGACATGATATTTTATATAGTTACAAAGTAAGAATGAATCTAGTCATAGTTGAGAGCCCTGCGAAGTGTTCTAAAATCCAAGGATTTTTAGGCACGGGATGGAAAGTTTTAGCTTCTATGGGACATATTAGAAAACTTGTAGAAGATTTAAAAGCGCTACATATTGAAAAGGGGTTCGAACCAGAATTTGAGTTTATGAGTGACAAATCTAAAACAATTGCTTCACTAAGAGCCGCAAATAAAGAAGCAACTAAAGTATTCTTAGCGAGTGATGATGACCGTGAAGGTGAAATGATATCTTATTCTATAGCTCTAGCACTAAAGTTAGATGTGAAGACAAATCCGAGAATCATATTTCACGAGATCACTAAAGAAGCAGTATTGAAATCAATAAAGAATCCTAGAACAATTAATATGAAACGAGTGTCAGCGCAACAAGGGAGAGCAGTTCTTGATCTACTAATCGGTTTTACGATATCTCCACTACTTTGGTCTATAAGAAAAGGTCTTAGTGCTGGGAGATGTCAAACACCAGCTTTAAGAATTATTGTAGAACGTGAAAATGAGATTAGTAATCATGTAAATACCTCATCATTTGTTATAAGAGGATTATGGGAAAAGAGTTTTACTGGTCAGATGATAGAACATTTAGAGAGTGAAGAAGATGCACAAAACTACTTAGAAAATATTCACGATTTACCAACTGCTACTATTAAGACTAGTATAACTAAACCAACAACATTTCAACCTCCTCTACCGCTTATTACCTCGACGTTACAGCAAGAAGCATCTGCGTTATACGGTTCTAATCCTAAAGTGACAATGAAAGTCGCGCAGAAACTCTATGAGGCAGGATTGATCACCTATATGAGAACTGATTCTACACTTATGTCAGAAGAAGCAAGGGGAGAAGCAAGAAAACAAGTTGAATCTAAGTATGGTCAAGAGTATGTTTCTTACACTTCTAAAGCAACTCTATCAAATGGAGCACACGAGTGTATTCGACCTACAAAATTCACGACAGAAGTTATTGGTGGTGATTTTGGACCACTTGATATTAAGATATATAATTTAATTTATAAGAGAGCTATTCAAAGTATTATGAGTCCAGCAAAAGGAGAAGAGAGACGTGTTCATTGGGTAATTGATGGAGATCCGAATGAGTTTATTCACGAAGGAGTTTGGAGAAGAACTACCTTCCAAGGATGGAAGATTGTTGGGCAGAGTGAAACCGATTTAGACGAAAAGGAAGAAGAACAAGAAGAAGCATGGAATACATCAGAGAAGTTAGCAGTTGATAAGAAGATTCACTGGTCTACAATAAGTGCTGAACAGAAGCATACTTCTCTACCATCAAGATATAATGAAGCAACACTTGTTCGTGAATTAGAGAAGAAAGGTATTGGTCGTCCATCAACATATGCATCACTTGTTGCATCAATTATTGATAAAGAATATGTAAAGATAGATAGTGTTAAATTAAAAGCGATTACGACTTTAAAACTTACAGTTGAACCTAATATTCTGCCGTGTAAACGTTCAGAAGAAAAAGGGAGTAAAAAAGAGGATAAGAAGAAGTTGGTGCCTACCGATTTAGGTAAAGAGGTTTATACGTTCTGTGTTCGAGAATTTTCAAACCTATTTGACTATCAATTTACAAAAGAGATGGAATTAAAGTTAGATGACGTTGAGAACGGTTCTTTAGAGTGGAAAACAGTATGTTCAGATACTTGGAACTCCTATAAAGATAAGTATACTCTTCTAAAGTCTACTAAGAAACCTGTAAGTCAAGAAGATGATATCATAGGTCATCATGAAGATAAACCGTTAATTAAAAAGAAAGGACCTTATGGCTACTATGTTCAATATGATGGGAAGAATATCAAGTTTGAAGATAATGATACAGTTGAAACACTAATTAAAAAATTAAGTGGGAAGAATAGTTCAAGCATACATACACTGGGTGATTATGAGTTTAAGACAGGTCCTTATGGGAAGTATATGATAAAGAAAGGATTAAAAAAACCTATGTTTGTATCTATTCCGAATGAGTTAGATGTAAAACTACTAACTCTTGAAGCTGCTTCAAGAATATATGAGATAGGTGTTAAGCATAAGAAAAATAAGAGATAGTAGTAGGGCACTATGTTATTTAAGTATAAATCACTATTTATACTACTACTTATCATACTTATTTTAGCAATTACACTTTTTATATTAAAATATAATAATATTATACTTAATGAGCCAATTATACCGTATAATTATAAACAAGATGAATCAATAAAGATAAATGATAAATCAATTACATGGATAGTTCATAACTATCCACCAGTTCATAACGCAGGAGGAGAGTGGATGCTTCACGCAATTAATAGATTCTTAATACAAGAAGGGTATACGGTAAATGTCATCGTTCCAAAGTTTCCTATTAAACGGTATGAAGGTGTTTATATGTATACATTTAGTGATAAAAAACAGATTCAAAATGTAATACAAAAGACTAAATTTATAGGCACACACTTTCATTTTTCACTTATGGCGGTAAAAACCGCAAGTATTGCGAAGAAACCCATTGTAATTATAATGCACGATGAAATACAGAAAAAGTATTTAGAAGCCTTTAGTAAATTATATTCAAAAGAGAATGTACATCTAATATATAATAGTTTTTGGATTAAGAAAGTGTATGAAAATATGAAATTTAATGGTTGTATAGTATTCCCTCCAGTTTACTGGAAAGATTATCAAGTAGAAACTAATCGTAAATATGTAACACTAATTAACTGTAACGCAAATAAAGGAGGTAATCTGCTTATAAAGTTGGCTAAACGAATGCCTGATATAGAATTCTTAGGTGTAGAAGGTGCGTATGATAAACAAATAAAGGATAAAACAGTAAAGAATATTACATATTTACCATCTACGCCAAATATTGAATCTATATATGAACAGACTGACATTATAATAATGCCTTCAAAACAAGAAACATGGGGAAGAGTAGCAGTTGAAGCAATTAGTTCAGGGATACCTGTTATCGCAAATCCAACAGAGGGTCTACGAGAAGCCTTAGACTACTGCGGAATATATGTATCTTATACAGATATTAAGGGTTGGGTAAATACAATTAGGAAGCTAAAAACAGATCAAGATTACTATAAAAAGGTTAGTCAAATATGTGTAAAACGTTCTCGTGAATTAGAACCAACTACACAGTTAAGAGCAATGGAAGACTGGCTTCGAAAAATAAAATAGAATAGCTAGGTAGGATGTCAACACCAAGTCAATCTGGAACAAATACCCCAAAAGATTTATCTGGTAATAAGAAGAAGTTTCAGAACGGCTGGTCAGAAGAGCAAGAAGTTCTTTTAGCAAAATGGTCTGATTATGCTGCGTGTTACCGATGGTTACACGATAGAACTGAAAAGCAGTTGTCATTTTCAAATAATTGTATAACAATTCCTGTAATTATCTTATCTACAGTTACAGGAAGTGCTTCGGTTGGTTTAAACGGTTTAGTGGGAGATAATCCAACATCACAGAAGTATGGTCAAATATCAATTGGTTTAGTATCACTTATTTCCGCTATTATGACTACTTTAGGAAACTACTTTCGTTTTGCGCAGAATTCTGAAGCACACAGAGTTTCTGCGGTATCTTGGGGTAAGTTCAATCGTATGATTACCGCAGAGTTAGCGCAGAAACCAAATGATCGTATGGACTCTTTAGATTTTATTAACTTCTGTAAACAAGATTTAGATAGATTAATTGAACAGTCTCCCCAAATTCCAGATAATGTTATTCAAATGTTTGAGAAAGAGTTTGATACAATTACTGAACTAAAGAAACCAGATATATGTAATGGTTTAGAACATACACCAGTGTTTAATAATTCTAAAACACGTATGGCAATGATGACCGCAGAAGTTGCGATGAACTTAAAACATAAGAAAAAAGTTTTACGTGAAGAGATTGTTCCAGATTTAAATAAGATGATTAATGCGAGCGTAGATACTCGTATGAAAGGTATTGAGGAACAGTTACGCTATGAGAATGATAAGTTAAATAGAGAAAAACAAGAAGATTTCAATAGAGAAAAGTTAGAAAAAGAAAGACAAGAACAGTTACAAAAAGAGAAGAAGAACGATTTTATGATGGAAGTGCGTAGAAAATTAGGAGAAGTAAATGAATCAATGAATAATATACATATCACACTCCCAGAATCTCTTGATACGAATAGAACACATGAAAATGTTGTTATAGATATTATTGGTCAAAAACGTGATTAGTATGCGAATAGAAGACCCGCCCGCCCACCATAAATTCGTAGCAAATTATACGTTTCAGCAAACAAGTATAAGTTGAATCTATTTACACTATTCTGATCTAATGTTCCTCTATTTGCGTGTAACTGTAATCCTAATTCAATATTAAGCATCTTATCTAGATTTGCTTCACCAGATGGTAGTGAAGGTGCGATATGACCGTGTTGTAAACCGAACATTAGTGTATAGTAGTAACGATTTACCCAAGGAGATTTCTTCATTTCTAGAGATGGCAAGATACTTCTGAATAGTGATGGACTATCTGTTACGTAACGAACTAGTTTCCCTTCATAAGTTAAACTAACTGATTTAATCGGTTCGGAATCTCTTGTTACAAAAGCTGGTTGAATATTACTTAGAGTTTGTGTAAATAGACCATTCGCATTAGGCCACCAGGGAGTTGATGTATTAACATATGTTGTTCCGTTGTAATCAGAACCACTTAAATCTCTTGTTGCTAAAAATGGTGCGTTATAACGAATAGCATCGTAGTGGTTCAAATAAAAGAATAGGTTTCTGGTAGGATTTGGCACCTTAAACTTATAGCGAACTTGATTCATGTTTTGTGAATCAATTGGATCAAAAATGTAGTGTTGTGGTATAGGCACACGAATATCCGATAACCGGAACTTATTTGCTTCAGGTTTATCTAAGTAGATATATTCTGCTAAAATATAAGTATCTCCCATATTTAAAATATTACTCATTCTGATTCCAGATATCTGAGTCACAGGATTAGTTGGTAAACCTGCTACGTTTGAGCCTGAAGCGTTAGACTGATAGAAGACGGCGTTAGTTAGAGGAAAGTAGGCTTCACCAGCAACAGGATTTCTGGTATTTGT